TATGCGTTCATGGTTGCCTCAGTAATGAATTTTCGCGCAGGGGATCAGGTCATCTTTCAGAGCGGTAAGCACTTCGATAGCCTGCTCGCGGGTTAAACTGGTTTGGCTGGTGAGCGCGTTAACGATGTTGGTGCCGACCGTTTTGCGGTGCTTCACGTCGGCTTCACGTTTTGCCTGCTCATCGGCGATTCGCTTCTCTTCTGCCAGGCGTTTCTCTTCTGCCTGTTTTGCTTTGAGGCGCTCAGCTTCCACTGCCGCAGCTTTTTCTCTTTCCGCCCGGGCTTCTGCTTCCTGCTTCTCGCGTGCCGCACGCTGTTCCGCTTCAATGCGCTGGCGTTCCGCCAGTTCAGCGCGGGCTTTCTCTTCTGCTTCACGGCGCGCTGCGGCTTCAATCTCCGCTTTGTGCTTTGCTTCTGCATCTCGGCGGGCTTGTTCTGCCGCTTCCTGCTTCAGTCGTTCGTCACGCTCGCGTTGAGCCTGTTCCTCCTGGCAGCGCTGCTCTTCGCGGTCGCGGTCAAACTTGTCATTCATCAGCAGAGCCATTTCGTGGTCTGCTTCGATCTGCGCGGCACGCTGGCGTTCAAACTCTTCGTTCATCACCAGCGCTTCGGCGTGCAACGCGTTCATGGCTTCTTCAGCCTTAATGCGCTCCTGCTCGGCTTCCCACTCAGTGAGTGGGCGGCGGGTCGCATCGCGCAGCTCGTCGCAGGCGTCAACGAATCGCTTAATTTCGGCCTCAGCCGGACGCACAGCTTCTTTCAGGCGCTTCAGGTACTCACGGCCCGGCTTTTCGATTGCCGTCTTACTGCGGGACACCTGCGCAGCCAGAGAGGCGACACGGTCACGGCCTTTCTTCGTGGACAGGTCAGGCACTTCGTTTACTGCCTGGCGGATCTGTTCGAGGTAAGCGTCAAGGCCGCCAGCTACGTAAAGCACTGGCGCCTGCTCCGGCTTGATTTCGATGACAGTTAAGTCCGTTACTTCGCTCATGGTTTCTCCTGAAATTTGGATGTGCAGATCCCGCCCGCAGAAAGCCAGGCCGATCGGTTGAATAGGGTGGTTGGTATCAATGAACCATCGGCTCGCCGCGCTCATTCAGCAGCACAACGACGGAGTCACTTTTGATGATGGTTTTTTCGAAGATGTTGAAGGCGTACAGGCCTTTCTCAACGTTCGCAGAGGCGCGATAGGTTTTGCCATGGTGTTGCAGCATTGTGCCCGGTAAAACCTCGCTACGTGGCACTGATGCGGTGCCGTAGTGCATACCAATCATACCTTCACCTCTACCTGTTCCAGGAGGCCAGCGATATGCATTTGCCAGCGTTTGAGCGTCAGCTTGTCCCGCGGGCTTGATACCGACGTCAACTGCCACTCGTTATCGTTGAGCTTTTTGGCGGTGTACTGCTTGCCGTTGTGGGTGACTGTCATGATTCAGTCTCCAGGTGTCCGTTGCTGCGCAACCATGCGATAACTTCATCTACATCAAACCGTTCAAGAATGTCTTCGATGTGACCAGCTGCCTCAGCCCAGTCTATGTAGTCATCAAGATCGATTTCCTGAAAGAGCGCTTTCCCTTCAATTTCAGAGACAAGGTCTGAGAGTTCCACGCCACGAACTTCTAAATTGACGTGGTCGCGGTAACCACTTGTTGAAACATCAATACCTGTAGCTTTCACTTCAAAATCAATTGTCATAAATCCTCTTGGCCTTATCGCGGCGAACGGAACGGTTAATACAAGACTTCTTCGCTAATGGGCGGTGGATGGCCGCCGGTTGTCATAACTAAGCCGCCTCGGTGAAGCGACTGAGGTATGAAAAAAGCCGCTGGTTAGGCGGCCCTGAGTTTGTTGACGTAATTCATGCACGCTGTAGGGCTGCATGTTCGCCATGTGGTTTTATGCTGCATCCGCTTACTCGGCGGGTAATAAGCAACAGTCCCTTGCGGCGTGCGAAATATGAGGGTGTTATCTCCCTCTTCGAACTCAACCCCATTACGCTGAAAGAATGCCTTCATCCCTTCATGTGCCGAATTGCGCGCTATCCTGCGCCGCTCTTTTAGTTCTGGCTTCATGTCTCGCCAAAACTCACCCATCGTATAATCGTCGTCTGCCATAAAACCCTCTGTCGTTACCCTGCAAATCCCAATTTAGTGAAAAACTGAAGCCCGGCTTCGTAGGCATCAATCAGCTCTACTGAATCTGGTTGAGACCTCGTTTCTGACGACCATTGCTTTTGCTCTTCAATCCCGCGTTTAAGCTTTCCTACTATTACCCGCTCGATGTATTCGCGACGGTCTTGCAGAAGTTCTGGCGAAGCTTGTGTCATGTAGAATTTGAGTTGTTCAATCACACTCCACCTCTCTATCGTTACCCGCTGATGCGGGAGAAATGCTTTGGTGGTGTGGTCTGGAATCGAACCAGAGGTACGGCCGTCATGCCCGCGTCTGCCACTGCGCTACCACACCCCAAAACACTCCTGTGGTACTTCGCCACACTCTCGCAGTGGCCGCGCTCATGCCCTTGAGTACCTGTCGCTCATCGCCGCTAATAACCGGTGCGCGTCTGGCGTTCGCGCTGCTTTACCGGCACGTCTTTTTTCTATTAACCCTAACCAGCGCGCACTCCACCTTTGACGTGGATCTGGCTAGCCATGCTTCGGCTATTCGGGTCAGCACCTGGTGCTGAATTGGCACTACTTGCCGCGGTCTATCCGCTTTACTGCTACATAACCCACCTCACTAGTTGATTTATGTTTGATAATCATTGCGCTTCGCACCTCTCATCCCGCCAGTGTTGCCCGTTCCCACGCCTTTATCGCTCTCGCGAGGGGGTAGCCTTCTCACCGACCGGTTCGCCGCCGGTGATACGCCGCATTTTGTGCGTTGGGGTCTAAACAGGATTACCGAGTGCTGTTCCGACTTTGCATGTTGTTAAAAAGCAGGCGACTTGCTGTCCGCCGCTGGCTAACTTCGCTCAGCTGTCGATGTTTCGTTTCGATGGATTAAAGATAACCTTAGTTATGGGTGATGGCAATAACCTAATTTATAATTATCATCACATAAGTTATAATGTACTGATAACTAAATGAATTTATTTTTGTAAAAAATGTGGCGAGGGGGGATTTATGGCAATAAAAAACCCCGCAATGCGGGGCTTTCAATCAAGGTGGGGTTTAGAAATAACCACTGTCTTTGCAGACGGATAGCGTTGACAGGGTCTCGGCATCATCTCCGCCCATACCAATAAAGCCAGCGTGAGGTTTGCCATTGTTGATAAGCATGACCATGAAAGGAGTGTTTCCAGCATAGCCGCCATATGAGTTTTTGGAATTAACCAGGCCGCAGTAAGCGCCTTTCCCGTTGCTCACAAACTTAGAGTGCTTGAATCTGGCACTTTCTGGATCCTTCAATTGGTCTTTCACTGCTGCCTCAACAGCATTTATCTCCTGCTTCGTGAGAGACCTATATTTCCAGGCAGTTGCCGGTTTCTCGTTATCAGAAGTGTTAGGTGTTGGACTTACATCAATGCAGTTAGCCCATTGCTCAGTTATTCGAGCAATACGGTCTGAGATGGCGAATTCAGTTTTAGAAAGGCTTGCGGCGAACACTTTTGTCTTATCATCAAGAAAAAGCATTCCGTTTTTTTGTTCACTGATTATCGGGGAAATGACCACGCCGCCAGCTGGACGGGTGGCTTTAAAGGATTTGCCATCAAATTCTACAGTACCCTTACCGCCGGGAATCATAGGTGCATTAGCACCTTTGCTTATGTCGGACTTAGCGTAATCGCAGCTCAGAATGCTTGACCCGATTGCGTTCGTTGTTAAGGCCAGAAAAGATAATGCTATAAGTTGTAATTTCATCCATGCCCTCTGAATTACCAGATAGTAGACGTCCAGAACATGCGCCCAAGGATCTCTACGCTTTCAATGTCAGCCTCTTCATCAGGGTACTCTTCACTGTTGAAGCTGCGAATCACGATACGAGTAGGGCTCACACGATAAATGGATTTTAGTCTTTTCCATCCATCCTGGCTGATTGCATAGACTTTGCCATCGACGATTTTTTTATCGTTCGTGTTAATAGCGACGGTTGTTCCCTCTGGGATCATAGGCTCCATGCTATTTCCTGATGCCGGGAAGCACAGCACACTATCTTTCTGGGCTCCAACCTTACGCAGTGTAGACTTCGCAAAACGGAGTTTGAATCCGTTATAGTCATCTTCCAAGCAGGAACCATCACCACAAGCAAGTTCTATGTCTTTCAGATATGGCACTTCGACCTCGTCATCTGGCAGATCTGTTTTGCTATCCCAAGCGTCAACTTTACCCCATTCCGATTCTGGTGGGATAGCGGATTCCTTGCGTACTTCGTCCTGCATTGAGCCTATGCCAGAACTGAGCCATTCCGGACGCACATTCAATGCATGAGCAAGCTCAACCATCTTACGACTTCCTGTGGTTTTGCCTGATGTCATTTTCTGAATTGCAGGTTGAGATATGCCAACTTTCTCAGCCAGCTGCCCTTGGGATATGCCTGCGGCGCTCATAGCCGCGTTTAGTCGATCTGCGAATGTTTTCATAGCGCCAATATATAACTCAGGTTATGCAGAGTAAAATAACAAAGGTTATGGACAATGCTCATAACTTGAGTTATCTTTTCATTAATCCAGTAATCGGATAGGTAAAATCCATGAACAAAGTTATTCAACGAGCTTTAGAAATCGTTGGCAGCCAGAAGCGACTCGCAGATATTTGCGGCGTTAGCCAGCCAGCGGTTCACAAGTGGCTTAACGGTGGTTCCGTATCTCCGGAAAAAGTAACAGCCATCGTAAACGCTACTGGTGGCGAGATTAAGGCACACGAAATTCGACCGGATCTTCCCGACCTGTTTCCACACCCAGAGAACCATGCCGCTTAACGGCGGCCCTAACCACGAAAGGGAAAGCAATGCATTCACTTGCGTATCAACAAGGTAACAAATTATCGGTGCCACCGATGATTTACCAGAATCGCCGGGAAGCTGATTCCAAGGCGTTAAACATCGATGGGATCCGCGCAGCTGTTCGCGCCTGGGCAGCTGATTGCCGCAGCCGTGAATTTGTCGCAGCGCTGATTGTGGAAGAGTGGCGTGCATCCGGCGGCACCGGGCTGGATATCCCGACTGACTCGCACCGCCAGATGCAGAAAGTGTTTCGCTGGATCGACGGAGACACCGAATACGCCGCCAACAACATTCGCCAGCTGGCGCCGGCAATCATGGCCGTCCTGCCGCTGGAGTACCGCAACCGCCTGGCGCCGCAGAACGACACGATGTCGCTGATCGCCTCTGCGATGAAAGAGTGTGCCGAGGCTAAACAGGCCGTGCTGCTGGACGCACCAGAGCATCAGAAACTGAAAGAGGTTAGCGAGGGCATAGCGTCGCTGTTCCGCCTCATGCCGGAGCAGGTAGGGCCGCTGATGACGATGGTCACTTCGATGTTGGGGGTTATGTGAGAACTACAGAAATGGCGAAAGCCGCGGTGCGCTAACACCAACGGCTTTCAGGTGCAATAAACGTCAGTCAATTGCGGGGCAATTATGCCAGGTAAATCGAAGAGAGTAAACAAACCGGAGGTAGCACGTGAGCATGTCACTTATGGCGAAAGCAATGGGGGTCAAAGTGGGAAACTCACTGCGTAAGCTCGTCCTGATTAAGCTGGCTGATAATGCCAATGACAAGGGCGAATGCTGGCCTTCGTATCAACACATCGCCGATCAATGTGAATGCAGCCGGACGGCTGTTCGTAACCATATTGATGCGCTTGAAGAAATGGGGCTTATCAGGCGCGAGAACCGCGTTGGCGTCAACAACGGGAAAGGTAACACTTCAAATGTGTATTACCTGAAGTTAGACGCTACCCCTGTGCAATTAAATGGCACAGGGGTATGCCACGACGAAGCACACCCTGTGCCATCTGGTGGCACACCCCCTGTGCCACCAGATGGCACCAGAACCAGTCACTCTTTTGAACCAGTCACTGAACCTAACTCTCTCTCTGGGCGCGAAGGTTTTATGAGCGAAGCCGCTAAGAGGCGGATCGGGATTTCACCAAACGGGGAGATTCCATTCCCGCCCCTGTTTAAGCCATCAGCGGATCACATTGCTATGGCTGCCGAGAAAGGCGTGAGCATTGAGACGGAGCTGCTGAACTTCCGGGACTATCACCTTTCCCGCGGCACGATGCTGATCGACTGGAATTCCGCGTTCAGGGTCTGGATTCGAAACGCCCGAGTTAACCCGCTGGCTAAGCGTGGGCGTGCCGAGCAGGAAACGCCGCACTGGAACAGCCGTGAGGGATGGGAGGACTTCCTGTGAATAATCAGATCATGCAAGCCGTAAACGGGCGTGATGGAGCACTGCTCTCCAGAATGGCGAACGGAAGCGCAAACCAGCAGAAGGTCATTAATCCTGAAGCTGAAGGCCTGGTTGATTCCCTCTTTCGTCAGTTGAAGCAGATTTTCCCTGCGTCTACGCAGACAAACCTGAAAACTGACGAAGACGAGAAAACGGCAAAGCGTCAGTGGATCGCAGCGTTTTCAGAGAATGGGATCCGTACCCGTGAACAGCTTTCTGCAGGAGTCCGGCACGCGCGCGCCAGTGAGTCACCTTTCTGGCCGTCGCCAGGGCAATTCATCAAATGGTGCAAGGACAGCGGCACGGTGCTTGGTATTGGCCTCGCTGATGTGATGGCTGAGTTCCATCGGTATAGCCGCGAAAAAGGTTTGCACACTGGTGGTGCAGAGGCTTTTCCATGGTCCCATGACGTCATGTACTGGATTGTAACGGACACGCGCAGGGCGATGTACCAGCGCCAGCTGAGTGAAGCTGAAACCGAGAAATACGCGTCAAAAAAACTTGAGGAATGGGCGCTGAAAGTTGCGGGTGGGGAAAAAATACCGTCTCCGGTACTGGCGCTCGAGAATTCTGATGAAGTGATCCCGACAAATCACGTGAGCCGTCAGGCCGGTTATCACCCGGAAGGAAAAAGCTTTGGGTGCATGCCTAACGCAGCGACACTCGGCGCTCTGACTCCGGCTCAATGGCTCTGGGAAGAGTATCAGCGCGGGAAAGAGAGAGGGCTTATCCAATGAAAGGCAAACAGGCAATTGTGCGTTATCTCGAAACGCACCGGACCTTCACCGCGAAGGATGTGGCCACAGAGTGCGGCATGACCATCAACTGCATCACGAAGAACGCTATCGACCTGGAGCGGGCCCGCAAGATTGTCCGCGTGAACAAGGTCTGGCGAACGGTGACTTATCGACTGGCGACGCCGGAAGAGCAGGACGGCACCGCACGCAGCTGTACCAACGGAATATTTCAGGAATGCCGCAACAGTCCGGCGATGAGAAGGGTATTGATGGTTTGGGGGAGGGCAGGGGTATGAAAAAGAAATTTATAGAGTGGTTTACCAAGAACAACAACGGCTGCTCGCCAGCGATGGAAGACGACAGAAGCTTTGTGCACGAGAAGACGCAGCATATGTTCGAAGCGTACCAGGCTGGCGTGGCAGAAGGTGAAGCCAGATGCGCGGCTCTGGCTGCGGAGAATGCGGGGCTGAAGGCTGCCTTGCGCCCATCAGACATCCCGAGTGAGTGGACGGATGCATTTGGCGATACAGCAGTAATTGAGCTTGACGCGACAGGGGACAATCAGGGGCATTCGGTCTCATGGTCATGGGTTGGGAATCAGGAAGAGGTTATCAAATCCGTTCTGCTTGCTGTCGATAAAAGTATCGAAACCACGGCGACGGACACCTACGTGGCTGAAGTGCGGGCGCAGGGTGTGGAGATGATGGCTGCTGAAGCCGAGCAACTTATGGATGAGTTTGGAGATGACAGCTACAAAGTGATGGTTACAGCAGATTTACAGCGTTTCGACAATGCTTTCGCCGCCCAGCTTCGCAAAGGAGTGCAGTCATGAGCATTGTTGACGATTCACATCTGACCGATGAAGTGGTCAATGCAGCATTCGAAGGAACCAACTTCGGGCGTGAAGACTTCCGCACTATTCTGGCTGAGACCGTGCTCAAGCGAGCTGCCGGGTATCATTCTGGCTGGACAGCAACAACCATCTGCATGGGGCTTGGCTTGCTGAGCTCGAAGAACCAGAGCGCAACTAAGCTTGGCCTGACGTTTGCTTTCCATCACTACTACAAGCCATGCGTGCGTGAAGCGCTTATGCCAGATAACAGCCTGGAGATATGGGCAAAACTTGGAGCCCAGGAGACCGCCCAATGAGCAACATCGACAAACACATCGACAAACGCGCATTACGTGAAGCGGCCAATGCGGCAAACGCAGCATCTTGGGGGGATTGGGAATCTTACAAGCCACACAAAGGAGCGCGGGGCTATGAGGTGAAGGTTGGTGTGAAAGCGGTAGCACAACATTGCCTCAAGGTTGATTCAGTATTCATCGCCGCAGCCAACCCCGCCACCGTGCTGGCGATGCTGGATGAGTTGGAAGCCAAAGACAAGCAGATCGACGATCTGAAAGCAACAGCAGCACACTCGAGTGCTGGATGGAAGGAGGCGCATGAACAGGAGGCTCGCGCGGAAGCCGCAGAGAAGCGGATTGCTGAGCTGTCAGCCAGCCACGGAAAACTACGTGAGGCAATGGCTGGCATTCACAACACAATCAGCGGAGGAGGTGCTTACACGCCGCTGGCGGGCATTCTGAATGCATCCAGGCGCGCATACGAAGAGTCGGCAGCAGCAGCCGGTAAAGGAGAGGCATCATGAGCACTATTACCAAAGAGTTCACCAAAGAGCAGTTACAGCAAATCGAAGCAGCTGCGAAAGAAGTCATGTGGCCTGTCGTGTGGTCGGAAAAGAAAGCACGAGAGCACTTCAGTGAAAAAATAACTCCCAAAGTGGTACTGAAGCTGGCACGTATCGCGCTGGCATCGCTCGAAGCGGAGGCTGTGTGCGTCATCGACCAGTCCAATCTAGATTATCTCAAATCTGGCTCCGATGCAGACGTGTGGCCAGCATCCAGAACAGAAATGGGTGATGTGCTTCTGTATCGCACCGCCCCTCCAGCGCCGGTATCTGTGCCTGATGATGTTACTGCTGAAGATTGCCCGTCATTCGTCAAGTATGACGTTACTGATGTTGATGAAGCATGGTCTCGTGGATTTAACGCCTGCCGAGCCGCCATGCGTCATGGAGGTAAATCATGACCAATAACAACCTAACAGACGAGCGCCTGAGCGTACTTATCCGTGTGGCAAGGGATTCTCTTGTATTGTATGAAATGGAGTTGCCTGTCATTGATGATGTAATGCTAGCGCTGGCCGAACTACAGCAGCGTCGCGCCTCCATGCTTCAGGGTGGCGAACCTGTAAGTAATCGTGATGAGTTGCCAGATGGTTGGGTGGCTTGCAGTGAGCGGATGCCGGACATAGGCACAGAGATTTTCTATTTCTGCCAGGATGATGGCCTGAGAGATTGCGGGATTGTTAGCTCATCTAACTACAGCGGCAGAGGCGACGCACAGTTATACGTTCATGCAGAAGGCTATGACCTGCGTTTCGGCGTAGACATAACCCACTGGATGCCACTGCCAGCAGCACCGCAGCAGGAGGTGAAGTGATGGACGCATTCAAAAACTTCAGCGCGACGGACTGGTTATTTTTCGCAACGATGGTTCTCGCCTGGCTACATCTTGCAGTTAAAACGTATAGCTGGGTCATAAGAATACTGATTCGCCGCGGTTGGAGATTGTGGAATCGCAAGGATGAGAAAACCCTGGCTATGGACTCGTTTTATGAGGCATTCAGGCTGGCAGAAATCGAGCCTGGGCAGAGGGTGGTTATTACTACCGAAAGCGGAATGACGATTCACATACTCCGGCCAAAAGGTGAGCCCCATGCCTAACCCATTCGACGCAGTAATGTTCGTTCTGCTCACCTGGGGCGTAATCGACCAGGCAGGGTGGACATGGTGAGCAGACTCAAACAGCGGCCTCCGAGCCGCTGTCCTTCATTAATTCAAAACTATTTCCCGAAGGATGTTGTTCCTTGCTGACTTTTAACCTCGAAATAGAACTCAATGTATTTGTATAGCCTGTGCGGCCAGGCAGCCGCTATATCCATTGATTCAGCGGCAGACATTTCAGTTGAGAACGTCAGGAAGATTCCCACAACAAAGAATCCCAAGACATAAATTGTTGCCAAGGTTTTTAACATATAACTCTCTTTTTTTTGATAACTGTAAACAGCGTAAATCGACAGATCGTGAGAATTCTTTAATATTTCATTTTGATTTTCGGTAATCAACCCGCCATAATTTAGTCATCGGAGCCTGAACAACTCCGGTGACTTCTTCGCATTTAAGGGGACTTAAATGCGACCACAATCTGAACTCCTCACCATGTCACAGATGCAGAAATGCACCTGCGATTTTCTGCATTCTGCGTTACCTCTCGGAGGTGGCGTATGAGTATCAAATTCTACCTACGCGACGAGCAGGTTCGCCGCAATCTCATCGACTACATCAACAAGCAGCCTGTAAACGCAGATTTCCCGCTCGTGGTGAGTTTTGCCGACCCTAAGCGCACCCTTCCTCAGAATTCACTGTTCCACGCGCTTTGCGGCGACCTGGCAAAGCATCGCATTCAGTGGGCTGGCTCTGCGTGGTCGCTTCCGTCGTGGAAATCAATTTTGGTATCCGGTCACTCGATTGCCACTGGAGGGCAGGGGAAGGTTATTGCCGGGCTTGAGGGTGAATTGGTGGCAATTCGCGAAAGCACCTCATCGATGGGGATCAAACGGATGAACAGCCTGATTGAGTACACCCAGGCTTTCGCCGTCAGCCAGAACATCCAACTTCGCGATGTCCGTTATCGTGGCGATTATTTTGGGAGGCTTGCATGAATAACCCTCTCGCACGCGTCATCACCAATGAAATCTTCCGCGTTCCGGCGCGCCGTAAGCGTAAGACAGCGGTCAAGCCGTCCGACATCCCGACACTGAAGGACTACACCGCCCGCCTAGTGGATCGGAAATGGCTGCGTCTCGCGGCACGGAGGAACCATGCGTAAACCATCCCGCCGTAAGTGCAAAGTATGCGGTGAATACTTCGTGCCGAAATTCCACGACATCCGGATCCGCTGGTGCTGCCCGGAGCACGGCGCAATCCTCGCGATGGAAGAGCGCGAAAAGGAGAAGGTTAAGGCCGCGGCCAAGCGCATCAAGGAGCAGAAGGAAGCCGAGAAGGCCGGGCGCAAACGCCGACAAGAAAAGCGCGAGTCACTCAAGTCTAAATCCCAGTGGGATAAAGAGGCTCAATCGGCCTTTAACCGCTACATCCGGATCCGGGACGAGGGGAAAGAATGCGTCAGTTGCGGCAATCCACTCATCGGCAAAAGCAATTACCTGACTGGCAGCGCCATTGATGCTAGCCATTACCGTTCGCGCGGCGCTGCATCACACCTCAAATTCAACGTTTTTAACGTCCATTCCGCTTGCACCCGATGCAACCGGCAGCTGAGTGGGAATGCTGTCGAGTACCGGATCCGCCTGGTTGAGCGTATCGGGCAGGAACGTGTCGAGCGCCTTGAGTCTGATCACGAGCCGCGCCGGTTCGACATCCCATACCTGCAGCGCATCAAATCCATTTTCACACGCAAAGCCCGCGCGCTGGAAAAACGCCGGGCCCGCCGACAGGAGGCAGCATGAATCACTCCGACTTCCTGCGGTACCAAGCCGAAAGCGTTAAGCGCGCAAACCTGCCGCCAGTAGCAAAGCACAGCCAGACCAAAACCAATCAGCCACATAAGGAAGCCGCATGAACAGTCAGCAACTGGAATACGTACGTCAGCAGCTCATTGTGGCGACCGCAGACCTGAGCGGGGCGACGAAAGGGCAGCTGGTAGCTTTCGCCGAGAACGCGCAATTCACCGCGACAGCGCGCAGCCGGGGACGTAAGAAAATCACTGACCCGGTCACCGGCCGGAAAGTTAACCCTGACGGCCCGGCGATGAGTGGCAGCCAGTCCCGCGCCAAGGGCTCATCTATCGCGCTGGTGGGGCCGGTTGAGTTCGTGACCGCATCGTGGCGCCGCGCTGTTCTGTCACTGGAAGAGCATCAAAAAGCCTGGCTGCTGTGGAACTACAGCGAGAATACGCGCTTCGAGTATCAGGTGGCGATCACTCAGTGGGCCTGGGCTGAGTTCCGGGAGCAGATCGGCGCTAAGAAGGTGGCAGGCAAGACGATGGAACGCCTGAAGAAGCTGATCTGGCTGGCGGCGCAGGACGTCAAAGCGGAGCTGGCTGGAAAGGATGTATATCAGCACCAGTACCTGGCGGCTCTGTGCGGCGTTAAACCTGATAACTGGTGCCATAACTACGCCGATTACTGGCGAGCCATGTGCGCCATCTTTAAGCGTCTTGATGGCGATTCTCTTCTCTGCACCGTGAGAACACGATTACAACAAAAGGCGACTTTTTCGCAGCAGGGTATTGCAAAAGTCAATTAAATGAGCCATATTTGAGTCTACTTTGATATGCTGCCTAAATTACATCGGCGGCATGAAGATGATAGTCACTATCCAGTTTGTAAAATGAGCCTCGGCAACCCGCCGGGGCTTTTTCATTTCAGGGTCAGAAGCACAGCGGTTGTGCGTTCGGCTGTTAACCGAATGGTCGAAGGTTCGAATCCTTCCTGTCCCGCCAAATTCGCCGGTCTAGTTCAGTGGCAGAGGTGGTAAATGCCGAGCAAAGATTACTATCTTAATCGAAGGGCTAGGCTTGCTAAGGCAATGGAAAAGTTGGGTGGTCGTTGCGCGAGCTGCGGATCCAAAGATTCGCTTCAGTTTGACCACATAGACCCTTCCACCAAATCAGCAAATGTAAGCGAGATGCACTATCACTCAGATTCGGTGTTTTATGCTGAGGTTGAAAAGTGCCAACTGCTATGTTCTGCATGCCACATTCAGAAAACCAAATTTGACCTTAGCTACTTAGTGGCTGGTGAGCTGAATGGTATGAGTAAGCTAACAGTGGACAGCGTCCAGTTCATCAGAGAAAACTACATTCCACGACATAAGGTTTATGGAGCCAGAGGGCTAGGGAGAATGTTTGGTGTAACACATCAAACAGTGCTTTCAGCCTTAAATGGCGAAACATGGAAATAAGCTGCGCGTCAGAGGTTCGATTCCTTTGCTCGGCACCAATTTGCCTGTAGCTCAGAGGAAAGAGCAGCCGCCTTCTAAGCGGTTGGTCGCTGGTTCGAATCCAGCCAGGCGAGAAAAATGCGAGCATGAGCACGTCGCTTAAATAAGTCTCGATGGGTGCAGCCTGATCATCTGCCGTCAGATCCACGAAACGGAGCACGCAACAGGAAAGGGCACTGACCATGCTGGAATGGGCTGCGCGTCACATCGGCGCGCGCGACTAACCACCCGCTACAGATTAGCAGCGCTCTTTCCGTTGTGGTGAATGCGCAGGCTGATGCGCCATGACTACAGTAGTGCGCGCTTCATGGGGCTTGCTACAACCCTGAGCAGGAGATCAGCACCTGCCGCCACAAACAAACCCACTGCCTGGGACCCTTCGGCCAACGAGCCGACATTGCCTTACCCCCATATTGCCCGCCTGTCGCGGGCTTTTTTATTTCGTCCGCAGACAATCAATTCCAGATGCCCCGTAGCTATCGTGTCTGACGGCCTTTCTCTTACTACGACACAGCACCCCGAAGCCGGAGGTGTGGAATGCAACGTATGAACCCAACAAATGGACACGATCTGCCGTACTGGTGGTCGGCGGCCTTGGGTCTTTTCTCTTTGCTTAGCCTGCAGGATTACGTGTTTATTATCGGTGCGCTTATATCGGCGTTCTTCACGATAAAAACCTATTACGCAAAACGGAAAGAAGAGCGTGAGCGTATGGCTGAGGAGAGGAAGCGCACCCAGCTGCTGGAAAACTACTTATCTGACGTAGGCAAAAAACCCCACTCCGATCGCCCGGCTGCCGCCGAGGTAGTTACGGAGGCAATGCGGAGAATTTCCGGTGGCCCAGTTGAAACTGAGTAAGAAAAGTGGCGCGGCGGGCATTGTCTGCTCCGTCGGAACGATCATCGCCATTGTGATGAATGCGGGACACGTCAGAACAAACGAGCGCGGTCTGGAGTTAATCGGCAACGCTGAATCTTGCCGACGTGATCCGTATGTCTGTCCAGCCGGTGTGCTTACTGACGGCATGGGGAACACGCATGGCGTGAAGCCTGGTACCGTTAAGTCTGACCAGCAGATCGCAGCCGAGTGGGAGCGCAACATCCTTGATGCTGAGTCCTGCGTTAACCGCTACGCAAATGGCAAAAATCTCAGCGACAATACCTTTTCAGCGGTAACGTCAATTACCTTTAACGTCGGGTGCCCAACGATGAGGCAGTCGACAATGTTTGCATTATTTCGCGAGCAGAAATCGGCGTGGCCAGCAGCCTGTAATCAGTTCCCCCGCTGGGTGTATGCAGGGAAGACTATTCTCCCGGGCCTTGTTAAGCGGCGCGATGCAGAGAAACAGCTCTGCCTGGATGGTGTGAAATGAGCCGATTAACATCAATCGTCTGCGCTGTTGTTATCTGCCTGCTGGTTTCCATGGCCTGGGCGATTAACCACTACCGCGACAACGCCATCACTTATAAAGACCAGCGCGACAAAGCCACCAAGAACCTCCGTCTGGCTAACGACACCATCAAAGACATGCAGACCCGCCAGCGAGATGTGGCTGCGCTGGATGCGAAATACACCGGAGAACTGGCTGATGCGAAAGAAACCATTGAGCGTCTGCATAGCGATGTCATTGCTGGCCGTAAGCGGCTGCAGCTCAACGCAAACTGTCCCGCGAACGGAGCGCCCGGCTCCGGCGGCCTGGGCTATGCTACCGGCCCCAGACTTACTGACTCCGCTGAACGGGATTATTTCACCCTCAGAGAGCGAATCGTCACAGTGACGAAGCAGGTCGGCTATCTGCAGGACTACATCAAAGAGCAGTGCCTCAAATAGCATGGCGCTGAAAACCAAAAAAAACAGGAGTAATACATGGCTAAGTTTTACCCGCGCATCTCCACTTTCCTTTCTGGTTGCTGGGCGTTTATCGCGTCCCTTTCGATAACCAGCGACATCATCAGTCGCACGGCATTCTCACTGCGCCGGGTGGTGGAGCGAGTCATTTCCGCAGTCGCTGTGAAAACCGCGCCTGAAAAGGCTGATTGGCGAATCGTAGAGCGAATGTGCAGCGAAAGCGTTCGAGAGAAGATTAACGTCTTTGGCCGCCACCCTCGCAATACCGGCGCGCTATACAGTCCACTGCTGTAGGCATTACAGAAGCTCTTCACTGAGGGGCTTCGATAATGATCTGTGTAACCCCGCAAGGATGGTGATCACATCTTGCTGACGGGTAAGCCGTAAGTGGCTAAGCACTTCTGAGAAGCAGGGCAACTGCTGCGACAAGGCAAAGAGGTAATCATGTCCGACATCTACAACATCAAACTGACGACGAACGACGGCGGAGAGTACAAAGGCCAGATGTCACGCCGACAACCTGAGCTGGTGAACGGCTTTGTGCCGCTGGCGACAGAAACGGGACAGTGGCTGTATTTCGCTCCTGCCGACGTTAAGCGCGTGGAGTTCACGCCAGTTCCTACCGAGGAAGAAACCAATGGCGATGTGCAGACTGTCAGTTGAAATCAAAAGCAGGTGGTGGGTTCCTGTCTACCTCAGGACGCTGACAGTGTTCTGCTTGATGATGCGTTGCGAGCCTGATTACCAAAAGGTGAGAAACTTCCTCGTCAAGCATGGCATTAGCCAGAAGCTGAAGTATGAGCCTGTAAAGAGATAACGGAGTAACCCATGGTTAACGATGACGATCGCAGGCCATATCCGCCAGTTAACTTCATAGACTCCGAGAACTGGCAGCCATACACCAGGCTGATCCCCGCTAACGAAGTGCATGAGTGGATAAATCGCCAAATCCTCAGCGATACCGGCAGCATCCATAACCCTGACCACGAACACCTCTTAGATGCTGACCTCTGCTTCATGTGGGCGTCTGGCTCATTCGCGAAGAAAGGGCGCTACGTTCTCGGTCAGGCTGAACAGGTAATGCTCCGAGCCGGTGGCTGGCAGAAGGCCAGGATGAAACAGCAGATGTATGAATGGTTCGGGCGCATCCCGAAGTTCATTATCACCCTGGCGGCCGACTATTGCTCGCAATGCAGTGACCTCGAGTTCTGTGCGCTGGTAGAGCATGAGCTTTACCACATCGCCCAGGCCGCTGATGATTTCGGCGCGCCGAAGTTCAACAAAGAGACCGGGCAGCCAGTGCTTACACTGCGTGGCCACGACGTCGAAGAATTCACTGGTGTTGTGCGTCGATACGGTGCCAGCAAAGAAGTACAGGAGCTCGTTGATGCGGCCAATGCGCCAGCAGAAGTGGCTCACATCGATATAGCCAGGTCATGCGGGACGTGCATGTTGAAGCTGGCGTAACGCTTTATTCAGATTGTCATGGAGGTGGCCTGTGGCAGCATTATCGACAGAGGTTAAAGCCTTCATTGTTCAATCACTCGCCTGCTACGAGACGCCGGTAAAAGTCATTGAGCTTGTAAAGGCTGAATACGGCATCGATGTCTCACGGCAGCAGGTGTCGCAATATACGCCCGGCAACGCAATGGCGGCCAAGTTGAGCCAGAAGTGGATTGACCTGTTCAACGCCACCCGTAAACGATTCCAGAATGAGATCGCCGACATACCGATCGCGAACAAAGCGTACCGGTTACGCGTTCTCGACCGAATGGCGACCAATGCTGAAAAGATGAAGAACTACGGCATGACCTCTCAACTTATCGAGCAGGCTGCCAAAGAAATGGGTGATGCCTACACCAATCGCCAGAAAGTCGAGCATACAAGCCCTGATGGCAGCATGACTCCGCAGCCGACAATCATCCAGCTACTACCCGTTGAGCCGAAAGCATGAGTAACGCCGTTCAACTGCCGATCCCCGCGAAGCTTGCGCCGCTGTTCACTGCCGTGAATAAGCGCTACCGGTGCTCGCATGGTGGGCGTGGCAGTGCCAAGACGCGCACTTTTGCGCTGATGACAGCCGTAAAGGCGTATCAGTCTATGATGAACGGAGAAAGCGGAGTGGTGCTCTGCGCGCGTGAATTCATGAACTCTCTGGAAGAGTCGAGCATGCAGGAGGTGAAACAGGCGATCCTGTCTGTCCCCTGGCTGGCTTCCAACTTTGATATCGGCGAGAAGTACATCCGCACCATCGACAAGAGCGTTAACTACGTGTTCTGCGGTCTCCGGCATAACCTCGACAGCATCAAGTCGAAAGCGCGCATCCTGCTGTGCTGGGTCGACGAGGCTGAATCAGTCAGCGAAATAGCCTGGCAGAAGCTGAGCCCGACAGTTCGTGAAGAAGGCTCAGAGATTTGGGTGACGTGGAACCCGGAGCGCGACGGTAGCGCCACGGACAAGCGATTCCGCAAAGAGGCTGGTGACGACTGCATCACCGTTGAAATGAACTACACGGATAACCCGTGGTTCCCCGACGTGCTGGAAGGTGAGCGACAGAACGATCAGCGACGCCTCGACCCGGCGACATACGCATGGGTGTGGGAAGGCGCTTACCTCGAAAACTCCGAAAAGCAGGTGCTGGCCGGGAAATACCGGATTGCTGAGTTCTCGGATCAGCTATGGAAAGAGGCCGATCGCCTGTTCTTCGGTGCTGACTTCGGTTTCGCCAAAGACCCTAACACGCTTGTTCGATCGTTCATCTTGCACAACCGGTTGTACATCGAATACGAGGCATACGGTCAGCAGACAGAGCTCGACCACATGCCAGAACTGTACGACACGATTCCAGGCGCGCGTGAATGGCCTATCAAGGCCGACTCTGCACGCCCCGAGACAATCAGCTATCTCAAGCGTCAGGGCTTCAACATCTCTGCTGCCGAGAAATGGCAGGGTAGCGTTGAGGACGGGATCGCCCATCTTCGTGGCTTCGACGAAATCATTATCCATCCTCGCTGCAAGAACGTGGCGCGCGAGGCCCGTGTGTGGTCGTACAAAACGGACCGGATCACTGGTGAGGTGTTGCCGAAACTGGCCGATGGCTATGAGCACTGCTGGGACGGTATTCGCTATAGCCTCGACGGACACATTAAGCGCAAAGGCCAGATGGCTGGGATGATGATCCCAAAAAGACTAAGGTAAGCTAATCAAAAAGAAAATTCGGCCGATAACAATTACTCATTAACTGAATGGGAGGATTGTATGCAGGCTTGGTTCTTTGCTTATCAAATTGTAAATGACAACAACACGGTAGTTATGCAAGGAGACGGTACTTTCGGGAGTGATAACCCGGAAACTCACCTTCTTGTTGATGAAAAACGTAATTACATAGCTATCACTGCGAGCGTAAGGCCAGACCAAGTAATATTTACGGCCTTCAATAAGCTGTAAAAAACCACATCTTTCAAGGTCGCTCTGGCGGCCTTTTTTATTGCCATAAATCCACCAACGGACAAACCATGACTGACAAATTAATTCTCGCCGTCAACCATGCGTTGAACGATGCGCGGATGGCGCGTGCCCGTATTGGGTTTATGGCGCCTACAATGGGGCTGGACAATAAGCGCCATTCCGCATGGTGCGAGTATGGCTTCCCTGAGCAGGTCACCTACGAAAACCTTTACGCCCTGTACCGACGCGGCGGTATTGCCCACGGCGCCGTAGAGAAGTTGGTGGGCAAGTGCTGGCAGACGAACCCGGAAATCATCGAGGGTGACGACGCTGACGAGAGCAAAGATGAAACCGCGTGGGAGAAGAACGCCAAGAAAGTATTCACTAAGCGCCTCTGGCGAGCCTTTGCTGAAGCAGACCGCCGCCGCCTGGTCGGTCGCTATGCTGGAATCCTGCTGCACATCAATGATTCCAGAACGTGGGATCAGCCGGTTGTTCGTGGGAAGTCACTAAAAAAGGTTACGATCGCATGGGCTGGGTCACTAACAGTCAGCGAGTGGGTTACTGACCAGAAATCGGCAGATTACGGCCAGCCAAAGCAGTGGAAATACGTTGAGAGCCTACCAAATGGCGGGACGAATCAGCGCTTTGTGCATCCTGATCGCGTCTTCATCTTGGGCGACTACTCGAATGATGCAATTGGCTTCCTTGAGCCACCTTATAACGCCTTTGTCAGTCTCGAAAAGGTAGAGGGCGGTTCTGGTGAATCGTTCCTTAAAAATGCCTCAAACAAGCAGGCCATCAACTTTGATAAAGACATCAACTTTGCGAATTTGGCTTCTCTGTATGGCGTCTCGGTAGATGAACTTCAGGAGCGCTATAACGAAGCTGCAAGAGAACTGAACGTTGGTAATGATGTACTCCTGATCACCCAGGGCGCGCAGGTAACGTCGATGGTCTCTGCTGTTTCAGACCCGTCGCCTACTTACAATGTCAACCTTCAGACAGCCTCGGCTGGGGTGGATATTCCGGCGCGTATTCTTGTCGGGAATCAGCAGGCTGAGCGATCAAGCACCGAGGATCAGAAATATTTCAACGGTCGCTGCCAGTCACGGCGAGGTGACCTGTCATTCGAAATTGAAGACTTCAGTGACAAGCTTATTGACCTGAAAATCATTGATGCTGTCAGCGAGAAGACGGTTATCTGGGATGACCTCAACGAACAGACTGGAACTGAGAAGCTCGCCAATGCCAAAACCATGGCAGAGATTAACCAGACGTTCCAGGGCAGCGGAGAGAATCCGGCATTCAGCCGTGAAGAAATTCGCACGGCAGCCGGTTATGAAAACGTCGATGAATTCCCGTTAGGAGAAGAGGATGGCGACAAAAAAGACGAAGCCACCAATTCTGCCGCGTAACTATCAGGATCCGACTGGAGCCGATGCGCTGGAACGCCGGGCAATGAAAGACTTCGCCAGGCGGATAAATAAGATTGGCAAAGCGTACAAATCAGCACTCGACAAAATACCTTCCTCCCTCGCAGTAAATGCCAGATACGAATACCAGTTAAACCCAACGCTACTCTTCATCATTCTGAACGATGCCAGTTACCTGGTTGATCAGGTGCTGCTTGAAGGTAGCGACTACGACCTGTGGTTTTACGAGTACATCGATCTTGCGTCGGAGAAAGGGACCGGGCAGTCGTTCTACAACCTCAGCCAGCAATCCCCAGTGTATGCAGCAGGGCGTGAGTCGCTGGCGTCCATCCTCGCAAGCGACCCATATCAGCAACGTATGGCGCTGGTGCATGCGCGTGTATTTGAGGAAATGAAGGGGCTGAGTGCTGACGTTAAACGCGACATGGCGCGCGTGCTGACTGATGGCGTGGGGCGCGGGCTCAATCCGCTGGATATTGCCCGCAACCTGACAGACCAGACCGGCATCGAGAAACGCCGGGCGAACCGGATAGCACGCACTGAAGTGACTACCGCGCTGCGCCGGGCGAAGTGGGATGAAGACCAGGAGGCGAATGACCTCTTCGGCCTGAAAACGCTGCTGGTTCACATCTCGGCGCTATCACCGACGACCCGACACACCCATGCAGTGCGTCACGCCCACCTCTACACCAACGAAGAGGTCCGCGACTGGTACAGCAAAGATGGTAACTCCATCAACTGCAAATGCAGCCAGCAGTCGGTGCTGGTGGATGCGGACGGAAAACCGGAGTACCCGGACACCATCACGAAACTCAAACAGGAATATAAAGCGATGCAGGCGCGCGGTTACGCCTGGGCGGAGAAATAACTATGCCTATGCAGGTCAACATCACTACGAAGGTGAACAGCCAGTCTATCCGGCGCGAAACATACAACGGGCGTGAGCACCTGGTGCTGCCGAGCTACACGCTGCCGGCGAACGTCGTCATGAATGGCGGCTTGTACACGCAAGAGCAAATCGACGCCCACTATAAGGGGCTGGAGGGTACCCTGGCACCGCTTGGGCATCCTCAGGTTAACGGTCAGTTCGTGTCTGCTTTCTCGCCTGAAGGGATTAACGCAGGCCATATCGGCGCCTGGAACCGCAACGTTAAGAAGTCCGGTAATCGTATCTACCTCGAAAAGTGGGTTGATGTGGCTCGCGCTAATGAGTCGGAAGGTGGAAGGGAGCTTCTTGAGCGTGTCGCTGCGATTGAGCGCGGTGAAGACGTTCCGCCGATTCATACCAGCGTCGCCGCATTCCTTGACCAACTCGAGCCCAACGAGCAGCAGCGCGCAACAGGTGCGGAGTGGGTTGCCGACATCCATGGCATGGACCACGACGCGATCCTGCTGCACGAAGTCGGAGCCGCCACCCCAGAGCAGGGGGTTGGCTTGATGGTTAACGCTGATCTGGCGCAGCCACTTAAGGCGAACTCAGGCGCGCTGGTTGGCGAATCCTACCGGGAGCGCGAACAGCGTCTCGATCGCGCAGCCAAAGCGAAGTTTGCGGCGGGCGCGGATGAATACGCCTGGGTTGCTGACTTCACTGACTCGCAGGTGGTCATTGTGCGAAATGGCGGCGATGCTCAGGTTTACGGCTATTCCGCTGATGGCGGGAAGATCACTATAGACGACAACGGCACCGTGGTAGCGCGCCAGGAGTCGTGGGTGGCCGTCGTCGCCAACAAGTTTAAAGCTCTATTCACACCGCAGGAACAGCCTGCATCAAACCACAAAACGGAGGGCGACATGCCTTTAACCAAAGAAGAACTGGAACAAATCGGCAGCATGATCGGCCAGGCTGTTGCGACCAATACTGAAGCGGCTATTAAGCCTCTCGCGGAAAAGGTTGATGCGCTGCAGGCCAATCAGAAGCAACTCGCGGAAACCCTGACCGCCAACTCCCGTGCCGAAGAGAAAACAAAGCGCGAAGCGGTTGCGAAAGTACATGGCGATATCGTGGCTAACGCGCTGTCTGGCGAAGCTCTGGACGCGATGTTCAAGTCGCTGGGCGAAGCTGCGCCGCTGGGCACCAACAATGCTCAGCAGCACAAAGAAACCGGCGCACCAGCCGCAGACGAACACTTCAAGTAAGGAGCCGGAATAATGCCACGTTATCGTCGCGTTAATATCGACGGTCAGTCTCTGTACAAGACCGAAACCCGCACAACGGCCGCCGCGTTGCTTCCTGGCACCGCCGCAACCATCAACTCATCCGATAAATTCGCTCAGGCCACCGCGCTAACCGGCCGCCTGTATATCATCGATGTCGGTTATCACCAGGGGCTGACCATCACCGAATCAATCCCTGCCGGTGATTCGGCTGTCGGCAATTACGTCGAAGAAGGTCGTGAACTGGCATTACGTTGCCTGCCTGGCGCGTATAAGAAAGACAGTCCGATCAAGCTGGGCACTGCTGGTCAGTTCACCCTTGCAACCTCCGACACTGATTCAGTGATCGGCTACAGCCAGGATGAATACACCATCGCAGCCAGCACTACCGACTTCATTCGCGTGCGCATGCGCGTTGGAACTGTCGCCGCAGCTGGCGCGTAACAAAAGGACAAACACATATGTACTTCTCTAAAGAGACGCTGGCGACTAACTCCCGCCTCGGCGGGCACTGGAGCGAGCTGTGGGCAAACCGCAACATGTGGAACCTGCAGAACGATTCCATCATTGCGGCTAACCGCGCAATCATGACGCCTGATATGCTTGCCTGTAACGCCGTTGGCGGTTTCTCCCGTGACTTCTGGGCTGAGATTGACAACCAGGTGCTGCAGCTGCGCGATCAGGAAGTCGGCATGGAAATCGTGAACGACCTGATCGGCGTTCAGACGGTGCTGCCGGTCGGTAAGACCGCCAAGCTGTATAACGTGGTTGGCGACATCGCTGACGACGTGTCAGTAAGCATCGATGGTCAGGCTCCGTTCTCCTTCGACCACACTGACTACGCGAGCGACGGCGATCCGATTCCGGTGTTCACTGCTGGTTACGGTGTTAACTGGCGTCATGCTGCTGGCCTGAACTCTGTGGGTATTGACCTGGTGCTGGACTCGCAGATGGCGAAGATGCGCAAGTTCAACCAGAAGCGCGTTAACTACTACCTGAATGGTGATTCAAAAATTCAGGTTCAGTCCTACCCTGCGCAGGGCATCAAGAACCACCGCCACACCAAGAAGATTAACCTTGGGTCTGGTGCTGGTGGCGCGAACATCGACCTGACCACCGCTGACATGACCGCGATCTTCGCGTTCTTCGGTAAAGGCGCATTCGGTACCACCGCACGCACGAACAAAGTCTCTGCATACGATGTGATGTGGGTTTCCCCGGAAATCTGGGCGAACCTGGCGCAGCCGTACGTGGTGAATGGAGTTGTAAGCGGCACTGTGTTGCAGGCTGTTCTGCCGTTCGCGCCGGTGAAAGAAATCCGCATGAGCTTCGCACTGAGTGGTAATGAGTTTATCGCGTACGTTCGTCGCCGCGACGTGATCTCTCCACTGGTAGGTATGGCTGTTGGCGTTGTGCCACTGCCTCGCCCACTGCCTAACGTTAACTACAACTTCCAGATTATGTCTGCTGAAGGTTTGCAAATCACCGCAGACGAACAGGGCCTGTCTGGTGTTGTCTACGGCGCTAACCTGGCGTAAGGAAACAGCATGGCTAAATACGAAGTTGTGCGCCCATGGTTCGGCGTAAAGGTAGGGCAGGTGGTGGAGTTGAAAGAACTGCACCCAGCGCTGAAGTCTAACGTCCGTCTCATGAATGGTGAGGCAGGCGGAGAACTTACCCCGTCGACGCCTGATGCCGGTACCGGTGAAAAATCTCGCAAAGAGGTTATCCAGGCTCGTCTGACTGAGTTGGGCATCGAGTTCAAAGGCAACCTGGGCGCTGAAAAGCTCAGTGAGTTGTTGCCGGATGGCGAGCTCGAAAAGCTTTTCCCTGCTGAATAACAGCCGCCGCTAAGGCGGTTTTTTATGCCCCGCTCCGGCGGGGTATTTCACGGAGTCGATAATGGTAACTCTCGAACAGGCAAAGGAGTATCTGGAAAGCCAGGGAATTACCATTCCCGATTTTGTTCTTCAGGCTCTCGTCGACCAGGCCAACAGCATCCAGGAGTGTATTGATGCGCATTATCCGGCATCGACCGCGCTGCTGATTCAGCTCTATCTGCTGACGCTTATGGGGCTCGGGCAGGGGGACAAATACATCTCCAGCCAGACGGCTCCAAGTGGGGCGTCGCGCTCTTTTCGGTATCAGTCGTTCACCGAACGCTGGAAAGCATCAGTGAACCTGCTGCGCGGGCTGGATAAGTACGGTTGTGCAACCTCCCTTATTCCTGCCGACCCTACCGCCACCCCGGCATTCGCTGGTATCTGGATCGGCAAGGGCGGCTGTATGTGCGGGGGTAAGTGATGACGTACAAATCAGTGACGGAAGGCAAGCCGAAGCCTCTCACCCGCGTATGGGTCGAAACAGACACCGGGCGGGAGACTACCGGTTACGTGAAATCGGACGGGGAGTGGCACATCAACTGCCCGCGCATCCGGGCGACTGGCGCGAAGGTGCTGCGCTGGAAGGAGGGATGATGTCATCGGTAGCTAACTGGAGCTATACCGCCACGGCGACCATCTGGCGCAAACTGGAAGGCAATGACGAATACGGCGATCCGATGGGCTATGCCGAACCTGAGCAAATCCTATGCGATTACGAGGGCGGGCTCAGCAAGAAGTTAGCCAGCCTGGGCGCCGAAATAGTCGTTAAAAACACCGTCTGGACGGAGTTCGCGCTGGCGGCTGCGGGTGATTATCTGCTGATTGGCGTTTCTACCGAAGCCGACCCGGTTGTAGCCGGTGCCGATGAGGTGCGGCAGGTTATCCGCTACGCCGACACGTTCGAGCGCCTGGCGGATGATTACGCCATCCTGACGGGAGTGTAGCCATGGGCATCAAAGTGAAGGGCATCAGCCAGGCGAAGAAGCACCTGAACGATGTCATCAACGACGTTAAGGGGCGCAAGGTAATCCGCGCGCTGCAGTCAGCAATGATTCTCATCGGTGCGCGGGCGGCATATTACACCCCGATCGACACTTCCACCCTGATTAACAGCCAGTTTCGGGAAATTGACGCTGGCGGCGTCTTCATCACCGGGCGCATCGGCTACTCAGCCAACTATGCTGCGTACGTCCATGAGGCGTCAGGCAAGCTGAAAGGCCAGCCGCGCGCGCACTTTGGTACGACCCGTGCCGGGCAGCAGTTCGGCGGCGGGACCGGAACCGGCAACTACTGGGACCCTCACGGTGAGCCTCAGTTCCTGACCAAAGGCGCGAATGACGAGCGCGATAACGTAGATGCGGTGATGCGCAAGGAGCTTTCGCTATGACACCCATGATGCACGAGCGGGTGCGTAACATGTTCGGCGACGCCGGGCTAACTACCGGTTTCACGGTGCAGCAGCTGATGTACGACGACCCGGGCGACCTGTCGAAGGCGGTCATGGTGTTCAGGCCTAACGGCGGGTCGAATATTCTGACCGACCTCGGATCTGAGTATCACGTCCTGGTCGACGTCGTAGGCGCAAAAGATAATCGCAAAGACGCACTCAATGCCGTGCAGCGCATCGTCGATTACGTCCAGACCAACCCCATGGCTGACGAGTGCGTCGGCTACATCCAGAACATGGGCGCAATTCCCGCGCCGGTGCTCACAGAAGAAGGGCGAATAGTCTTCCGACTCCAGTTCGCCTGCACTTACGGCGAATAGCCATCCCAACCAAATAACCCGCTCCGGCGGGTTTTCTTTTATACGTCAAAGAGGAGTTTCACATGGCTAATTGCCAGAACTCGAACGAGCGCCTTTTCGGCGGTGCGGTCGTGCTGGAAGTCGCCGATGGCTGCCCGGACGTCAAACCACTCGAAGGTGAGTGGAAGGCGCTGGCCGCTGGTACGTCGAAGGGCTTCGACTTCAACCCTAACTCGGTTACCTCTGATGCGGATGACGGCGGCGGCTATGTCGAGACCATCATCACCAACAGTGATTTCACCCTGAGCTTTGAGGGTGAAGTGCGCAAGAAGGATAAGCTGGATCAGTACGGTGTCGGCAAATTCATAAAGTATTTCGCTGACGAGCTGAAGGCCAAGCGCCAACCTGGGATCTGGGTGCGCATGGACTACGGCCCAGTCGAATTCGTCGGATATATGAACATCACGGCGCTGAGCTCTGACGGCGGTACCAACGACATCGTCACGTTCTCCACCGAGTTCAAAGTCGGCGACGCGAGCACCATCGAAGTGAACGAAATCACTGCGGTTGCGGTGACTGGCGTGACGGTAACCCCGACAACCAGCACCGGCACGGCAGGCGGTACCAGCACCTTCACGGTGAACATCGCACCAACCGGCGCTACCAACAAAGACTTCACTGTAGCGACTACCGATGCGACCAAAGCAACGGCTACGGCCTCCGGAAACACTGTTACCGTGACGCGTGTCGCCACCGGCAGCGCGCAGATCATCATTAACACCGAAGACGGCAACTTTGTGGCCGTGCATACGGTTACCGTTACCTAACGGACATTCCAAAGGGCGGCGTGCTGCCCTTGATAATGACCGTTTACTGGAAGGCCTATGACCGCTTTAACCGATATTGGAGAACTCTCGATCAGCGACAGCCGCGAAGGCGGGAAAGACTACCTGCTGAGGCCTTCATTCGAGGCTATGACGAGGATCGGCACTCCGGAAGAGATTGTGCAGGCGTACGCCATCATCCACGGCAATGACGTTGCTCAGTTGATTGAGGTGTGCGCTGGCACGTTGGGGCGTTTTCCTGCCTGGCTGGCCCCATCATTCAACCGCGCTGCTGAGAAGCTGTTATCAACGAGTATGCTGGTGCTGCAGGCGTGCTGCGAGGAAGACCTGACGCCCATGATCGGCGAGTGGAAGGGGTGGCGACACTGCGTCGTCTACCGCCCGGGCCAGATGCCGAAGAACGACATCATCGTGCTGGCGCAGCACCTCATGCAGCACGGTGTCGTGGGAAAAGCCAAGGTCCGGCAGTTACAGCGCCATGAAACAGGCGAAAGAACTACTGAGTTTAAAGCCTTCGACTACATCAGTGCCGCACGCAGCCACTTTGAAATGAACCGCGCAGAAGCCGCCCAGTTAACCATGACTGAATTTCAGATGCTGCTGGCGGCGAAATACCCGGACCAGAAAGGCTTCACTCGCGAAGAGTATGACAGTATCGCCGATGAGTACCTGGCTAAACAGGCCGCACGCAGGGCAAAAGCAAAGCAATAACCGGAGAATGACATGGCAGGTGAGAAGAACGCCGGTAGCATCGTTTATGAAATCAGCGCCGACGTTGAGCCGCTGCTGCAGGGCGGGAAACAGGCCATTGATGCTCTGGATAAACTTGATGCTGCGGCCCAGCAGTCCGGCAAAGGAATGGATAACCTCGATCAGAGCACATCTCAAGCCGGATCCGCGTTTACTGAACTGGCTGGTTATGCCAACTCCATGGATAACCAACTGCGTAAGCTCAACACCAACGTGAGCGGCATTGCCCGCGCAATGGAAGAGGCCCGAAGCGGTACCGGCGGTGCGAGCAGTGAATTCAGTCGTGCCGAATCCATCATCGAGGCGCTGGGTAACCAGTTGGCTGTGCTGGACGAAGCGCAGGAGAATGGCGCGCGTAGTGCCGCAGTCCTGGCCGCACAGTTGCGCGCCGGGTCGAAAGCGACAGACGAAGAAAAGCAGAAGATCGGCGAGCTTACTGGTCGCCTGTATGACATGAAGACTGGCGTTGAGAATGGCGCAAAAGGCACTGGCAACTGGAAAAACAGCATGCAGCAGGCCGGTTATCAGGTTCAGGACTTCATCGTACAGGTCCAGGGAGGGCAGTCTGCGCTGGTAGCGTTCGCTCAACAGGGCTCACAACTAGCTGGCGCATTCGGCCCGGGCGGCGCGGTGGTTGGGGCATTCATTGCGCTCAGTTCAGTGATTGCTGGTGTACTGATTACCTCGCTGAATGGCGGTAAAAACGCCATGGATGCGCTGAAAGACGCAGCTGAAGCGATGGATAAGGTGATCACCATCTCTCAGAATGGTGTGGCCGCACTGTCAGATAAGTACGCCAACTTGGCAAGAACCAACGCCGAGGCAGCAACCATCCTGAGAAATCAGGCAATGATTGAATACAATGCCGCCATAGCTAAGATCCCTAAATCTATAAACGACGCATCAAACTCTATTGTTGGCTTCACCGATAAACTGAAGACATCATTCGTTGGCGGTATTGCGTCGATCGATGAATTTAACAAAAACCTTTCGACAGTCGGAGTAACAGCTGACACATACTCTGCAGCAATGGAGCAGGCAAGGAACGCCGGGGCGAAATTCACCGTTAACGCTAACGCGATCCAGAACACTGTTACCACACTTGCTGATAAATTTGGCATATCGGAACAGCGGGCATTCGAGCTAAGCAAGCAGCTTTCTGATGTAGCCAATAATCCATCACCTCAGGCACTTCAAAGGCTCGTTCTTGAACTTCAGAACACAGAAAGTTCGACAAAGTCGGGAACGGAAGCTGTTATTGCATTTTTGAGACCGCTGACTGAGTTGGTTGTTGTTGCTGGACAGGCCGCAATCAGCACGGCCAGCATGAGAAAGGAGATCGATAACCTTACCGCTGGTCAGAAGAACCTCATCAAGCAATCCGAGCGAAACCTTGCCCTTTCGAAACTGCAAGGTGAGGCCCGCGCGCGGTTGCAGGCGAAATACGCTGCCGAAGATGCCGGGTTTGCGAAGGATGATCCGCACGCCAAGCAGATGGAAGATGATGCTGCCGCTACGTACAAAAATACGCAGGCACAGAAAACTCTCCAGTCCGAGCAGAAGAAGGGAGCTTCCCAGGCTGATTCTATTGCCCAGAAGCTGGCTAACCTCAAGCAGCAATCGGAGTTGGCGGCAGACTCAACGAACAAGCTGAGTCGCGAGCAGGCGATCCTGAATGCGCAACTGTCGCTCGGGAAAGGGGCTACCAAAGAGCAGATAGCACTTGCCGGTCAGTATGCGGCCAAAAAATGGGACACGGCCAACGCCATTAAGGCGCAGGCGGCAGCCGAGAAGCTCCTGCCAGAAGCGCGCGAAAACGCCAGCTATAAGCAGGATGTTGAGGATCTGAAAACCGCTCTGGCTGCGAAGAAAATCAGCCAGGAGCAGTACAACCAGACCTCAGAACGACTGGCGGCAACTCACCAGGTTAACCTTGCGAAAATCCGCGCCCAACAGACGGTAACACCACAGCAATCTGCTCTTGGTGAAATCGACCCGGTTCAGCAATTGGCAAATCAGCATGCTCAGGAACTGGCTCTCATTCAGCAGTTTGAGACGCAGAAAGGTCAGATCACTCAGCGCGGCCTCGAGCTGATGAACGCAGCCAATACCGAATATGAGCAGGCTCGTATTGCGGCGCAATGGGAGATTTACCGCAACCAGAGCACGACCAATCAGCTGATGGCTGACGCTATCGATTCTCTCCAGGGGGGGGCGACCAATGCCATTACCGGGCTGCTCAACGGCACCCAAAGCCTGCAAGAATCCTTTGCCAACATCGGCACGACAATCCTCAACAGTGTTGTCGGTAGTCTGGTGCAAGTGGGGATTGAGTGGGTCAAGAGCCAGTTAATGGGGCAGGCCGCTGCCGCCGCATCACTGGCATCGACTATGGCCCAGGCAACAGCTGCCGCATCTGCATGGGCTCCGGCTGCTGTTAGCGCCTCCATTGCAACCTTGGGTAGTGCAGCAGCCGTGGGACAGACTGCATACGCTGGCTCCCTGTTATCCGCCAAAGGAATGGCAATTGCTGGCGCTCGTTATAACGGTGGCCCGGTTTCTGCCAACTCTATGTACCGCGTTGGCGAGAATGGCAAACCTGAAATCTACCAGGCCAACAATGGCAGCCAGTACATGATACCGGGTGACAACGGCAGGGTGATTAGCAACCGGGATATGCAGAGCGGAGGTAGTGGTGGCTCAGTAATTCAGCAGGAGGTTCATTTTCACATTGAGACTACCGGTGGAATTGACGATGCGACTATGGCGAAGATGTTGCAGATGATGAAGCAGGTGAGCCTGAACACCATCCGCGACCAGCAGCGTCCTAACGGGTTACTACGGAGGTAATCATGCCAGAAATATTCACATGGACACCTCAGAAGGGCTACAGCGTAGAACGAACGCCTAACGTAGCAGTCGTCAAGCTAGGCGATGGCTACGAGCAGCGCCAGACGAAGGGCATTAACCCTCTGATGGATAAATACTCGCTGACATTCACAGGCGTGGATGATGCGAAATGCTCAAGGCCTAATGCTGCGAAAGCTGCCGATGCTTTCCTCAAGGCACGTATGGCGGTGCAGTCTTTCTACTGGACGCCATCTGATACTGGAGTGCAAAAACTGTTTGTTTGCCGCTCATGGAGCATGACAAAGACCGGGCCGCTATACGAACTAACGGCCACATTTGAACAAGTGCCAAGATAAGCCACCCCAGGGTGGCTTTTTAAATGGGAGTTTGCCGTGCGCGACATACCAGTGAATTTAATTATCGATAGTGTCGATGCGGGAGTCGGGGCTTTCATCGACCTTTTTGAAGCAGACCTGCAGCCATTTGGGGGGGACCTTATCCGGTTCCATTCCGGCACCAATGGCTATTACGGAAATGTGATCTGGAAGGGTAATCAGTATCAGGCATACCCGATAGCAGTCGAAGGGTTCGAGTCAAAGAACGAAGGCACATATGCCCGGCCAACAATGGTGGTGGCGAACGTCACAGGTTTACTGACGGGCATAAACCATGACTTCGACGACATGCTTGGGGTAGTGATTACCCGCCGTCAGGTTCCGGTGAAATACCTGGACGCGGTGAACTTCCCCAATGGCAACCCTGACGCAGATCCGACGCAGGAAGCGATTTCCCGCTACGTTGTTGAGGAGATGACGGAAGAGACGTTTGAGCAGGTAAGCTATACGCTGGCAACACCTATCGACTGCGACAACGCTATCATCCCGGCGCGAACCATCCTTGCCGACGTGTGCCAGTGGCAGTATCGCGGCGTCGGGTGCGGATATGACGGGCCGCCGGTTGCAGATGAGCGCGACAATCCAACCACTGACCCGGCGAAAGATAAGTGCTCTCACCGCCGTAGCGGCTGCCGCTTCCGTTATCCTCGACCGGAACCAATGCCAATCAGCAGCTTCCCCGGCTCTCAGAAGGTTTCCTGATGCAAGAGTTACTCGAATATGCGGCATCGTCGCAGGATGAGGTGTGCGGCTTAATCCTGGAGGGCGGTCGACTGTTCCGCTGTCGGAATGTTCACCCGGAGCCGGGAAAACACTTCCGAATCAGTGATGATGACTGGCTGGCGGCCGAGGAGGCTGGAGAGGTGACTGCGGTATTCCACTCTCACCCAATGAACAGCCCCGTTCTGTCCGGATCCGACCGTAAATGCCAGGTTGCATCGGGCCTTCCATGGGTGCTGGCCTGTAACGGGAAAATCAGAACGTTCAGGCCGGTGGATTACCTTTTGGGGAGGCGGTTCGAGCACGGAGTGACTGATTGTTACACGCTATTCCGTGATACGTATCACCTGTGCGGCATTGACCTCCCTGACTTCGAAAGGACGAATGGCTGGTGGCTGAGAGGGGAGAATCTCTATCTGAACAACATGTCGCGCAATGGCTTCAATCAGGTATCGCCGGGAGAAGCGCTGCCAGGTGACGTAATAATCAGGCAGCCATTCCCCGGCGCCGACCCTTGCCACGCAATGATTCTGCTCGATGGCAACATGGTACTTCATCACGACCATGCCGGACACCTTAGTCGGAGAGAACCAATGCGCCCGGCATACGTTAAGCAGATGCATTCCATATGGAGACATGAACAGTGCTCATCTTTAAATTTGCGGGCAATTTACGCCGATTTTACCGCCAAATCTCTCTGAACGTAGACACGCCCGCTCAGGGACTGCGCCTGCTTCTTGCCCAGAATCACAAATTCAAAAAAGCATTCCTCAATACAAAACTTCGGCTCCGAATAGCGGGCGAGGATATTGAGGCATCGGCTATGCAATGGCATCTGGATCGCCACCTGAAAGATGGTTCTGTAGTCCTGTTTGTGCCGGTAGTTGAAGGCGCTCTCACTGCCGCTGCTGCGGCATGGATTGCGGTTGCCGTCAGCGTGGCGTCAATTGCGTACTCGGTCTACATGTCCCGCAACATGAAAACTAAAACGTCAGCGGAAGCGGCTGAGACAAACACGCTAACGAACAACTCATTTACCAGTGCGGAAAACCGTGTCGGGCAAGGGCGTCCGGTGCCAATCCTTCTCGGGGAAATGGAAGTCGGTTCGAACGTCATTTCTCTCGGTATTGACACAAGTAACAACCAGGACTGGACAGAATCAATTAGCTAAGGTGGCGCTATGTCTTCAGGCGGCGGTAAAGCATCAACCCCGAAACTCCTCGACGATAACCTCAAGTCAAAACAATTTTACCGGGTGCTTGACCTTATCAGTGAGGGTCCGATTTACGGACCGATTGATCAGTCACATCTGTCTTCATTCAAATTGAACAAAACGCCGGTTACTGACGCCAACGGAAACGTCAGCGTTAACGGCGTCAGCGTGGCATGGAGGCCGGGTTCTGAAACGCAGTCGCCAATCAACGGTTTCTCTGCAATCGAAGCGACGACCATTGTTAACACTGAGGTCACTTACGATACCCCGCTGGTACGCACCATTACGGATCAGGATGTAACCCGAGTTCGTTTCAACGTTGGTGTCACCGGACTGGTAGAGCAGGACTCCAAGGGTAATCAGAAAAACACCTCTGTAACGATGGTTATCGAGACCAGAACTGGCTCGTCGGGCTGGGTCATGGAGAAGACGGTGACGATTACAGGGAAAATCTCTGGCGAGTACCTTGAGGCGCACGTCATTGATGCTCCTGACGCAAAGCCGTTTGACATTCGCGTTCGCCGTATCACGCCTGACAGCAGCAGCGATTTGCTGTCAAACGGGACTGTATGGAACAGCTACAGCGAGATCACCGACGACAATCTGAGCTATCCGTTCTCTGCTATTGCCGGTTCAGTCATCGACCGTGACCAGTACACCGACACGCCGAGTCGCACATATCATCTTCGCGGGCTGATCGTTGACGTGCCGGATAACTACGATCCAATTGCCAGAACTTACTCCGGACTGTGGATGGGGGGCTTCAAAAAAGCATGGACTAACAACCCGGCGTGGCTGTTCCGTGAGCTGGCGAAAAATACCCGATTTGGCCTGGCGAAACGCGCCGGATACATCGATGTTGACGATGGCGCACTCTACATTCTGTCGCAATATTGCGATCAGCTTGTAGATGATGGGTATGGCGGCAAAGAGCCACGCATGACGCTCAACGCCTACATCACAGAGCAGGCGAGTGCGCGAGACATTCTCGACAAGATAGCGAGCATGTTCCGTGGCATTGCGCTGTGGGACGGCCTGCGCCTGTCCGTAATGCTGGACGCGCCACAGGATCCGATTGCGACAATCACGAACGCCAACGTTGTGAATGGCGAGTTCAAACGAAGCTCTGTAAAGCGCTCAGAGAAATACAATGCGGTTGTAGTGTCCTGGACTGACCCCGACAACGGATGGGAGCAGGTGAAAGAGTACGTTTCCGACGATGAGATGATAGCCAAAGGGAACTACAACGAAACCACTCTGGAGGCGTTTGGCTGCACCTCTCGAGGACAAGCATGGCGAGCAGGTAAATGGCTGCTGGAAACAGCAAAGCGTGAAAGCAGCAGACTGTCTTTCCAGATGGCTCGGGATGCTATCCACTTCACACCGGGTGATATCGTTGAGGTCATGGATAATGACTACGCAGGAACTCGCCTTGGGGGGAGAATTGTTTCTCATTCCGGGAAGGTGATAACGGTTGACGCGGTTGATTCCTCGGCAGTAACGGACGGCTCCACTATGTCGATTATGGGGAGGGACGGAAAGTTCTCTCGCTATGAGATTGATGGCGTTAACGGAAACAACGTTACACTCAAAAACGAACCTGAATGGGTGAGGGCAGGTACTGTATTTGCCATTTCAACCGCAAGCGTTGCGATTCGCCTTTTCCGGATACTGAGCGTTGCCGAAACGGATAACAATTCTGTATACAGCATCACCGCATCGCAACATGATCCGAACAAACAGGCCATTGTTGATGAAGGCGCCGTGTTTGAAGTTCCCAACGATACGCTGAACGGTTACCGCGTGCCGAACGTGGAGAACCTGCGCATCATCAACACAAACTCTGAGACTGTCCAGGTAACGGCCACATGGGAGACGGCAACTACCACCAAAAAGCTGATGTTTGAGTTGTACGTGTACAGTGCTGACGGGAAAGTAGTGGCGCAGTACGAAACAGATCAGTTCCGCTATGAATTCTTTGGTCTGAACGCCGGTGGATACACGCTTGGCGTTCGCGGTCGCAATGAAAACGGAATGAAAGGCGCTGAGACGCAAATCAGCATGGTTATCGGTGCACCACCTGCGCCTTCCAGTGTTATCTGGACGCCTGGCCTGTTCTCTGCTGACATGGTTCCTGTCATGCGCATTACGGCAACGACAGACACCTCGTTTGAATTCTGGTACTCCGGGCAAAATCAGATCGTCAATCCGGCAGAAATTGAAGACCAGGCTCAGTTCCTCGGGCGCTCTAACCAGTGGACGCTTCATGGTCTGCAGGCAGATAAAACGTATTACGTTTATGTCCGTACCAGGAATGCTTTCGGGGTATCTGAATTCGTTGAGGCGTCCGGTCAGGCGTCATCTGATATCCCGGGAATGATAGAACTCATTGATGAGCAGATCCGCGAATCAGATGCGTTTAAAAATGTTCAGGAAGGTATCGACACTAACCTTGACGGAATCATGTCGAACGCGCTGGCAAATCACGGAACGGTTGAGCATCAGTACCAGCAGTATGGGGAGGTGCGAGCAGATATTCTGGTAGTAAAAACAACGGTCGCAGAAGTGGATAAAGGCCTTGCAGACCTGTCTACCTACGTGCAGGCCCAGGTAGGGGATTTGACCGCAGCTGTTAACCAGAAATTGACGGCAGAAGTAAACAGTGATGGAACAGGAAAGGCGTCCTATACGCTCAACCTCGGGATAGTCAGAAGTGGGGTGAAGTACAACACTGGTTTCGGGATGTCGATAGAGCCATCCGGCGGCACCTATAAATCTACAGTGGTCTTTGCTGCTGATCAGTTTGGTATTTACTCAGGAAGTGACCCGGGAAATTACCAAGCTGCGTTCTTCGTTTATAACGGCCAAGTCTTTATCAGCTCAGCGTTTATTCAGGATGGCACGATCACCAATGCCAAAATCGGTAACTTTATCCAGTCCAACAATTATGTTGCAGGGTCTGTCGGGTGGAGGCTGGATAAATCAGGAACATTTGAGAACTACGGTTCGACTGCTGGCGAGGGGGCCATGAAACAGACCAACCAGACAATCAGTGTACGGGACTCCAACAATGTGTTGAGGGTACAGATCGGGAGAATCACTAGCACATGGTGAAGGGAGGCCTCTTGTGGGGCCTTTTCTTTTTGAGGTAGACAGGATGGCGGATTACGGTGTTCAAACTTGGGATGCATCAGGCAATGTGAATAACTATGGAATTAAGCCCGTAAGCGTAAGTGGTTATCTCGAGTTGGCTCAGAACCAGAAAACAGGCTCTTACTCCGTAGTGCTTCCACCGGGGTGTAAGCTTACTTATTTTCAGATCATGAATGGCGATCAGTGGGGAACGAGCCGGAGGAAGATCACTATTACAGGTGGCACCGCAACGGTATCGGCAGTGGGCGATACCGACTACTCCGCAGGGACTGAGCCTGCGGCCTCGGCGTATCTCATTTTCCAGATAGAGAGGGCATAAATGGCGCAGTATGGCGTTTTACTGACGACGACGGCCGGAGAAGTATGGGTCACCGCTAACAGTTCTCCTATTTCGTTGCAGGCACGGAAGACAGCAGAACTACAGGGAACATCGGGTTTCAATACCAAAGTGACGCACACATTCCCCGCGGGCCAGCCCGTTGTTGCCTTCGTTCATTGCACGGTTGAGGTCGAAATCACCCAGACTATAAGCGGGAACACCATCACGATTGATTTTCTCAGACCTAATGCAACCGGAACAGCGTACGTATATTTTTTCTCTATTTTCCCGCAGACAAAGCCAGACTACGGGCTGGCCGTGTGGGATGCATCAGGCACGCTGATTTTGACAAACGAAACCCGCACGCTCAGCGATGTGGTCACCCTCGGTACTGCTGGAGTGGATGCCAGCTCAGGCTATAACATCAATACCACCCTGGCGGGGAAGTGGGCCTGTATGCCTGCCATGCTGGGTCTTATTACTGGAGTTATATCGGCTGGCGGCCAGCCGCAGCCCTACTCGGCGATATACAAGAGCATGGCAAAACTTGAGGGAGGCAATACGCGAATATTCGCCAGACCACAAACAACGCCCAGCGGAAGCATTCAGAACGTCGCGTATTCGAATCTGAGAAACGTGATTATGGCCATCAACTGCGTCAACTACGATTGATCGTTTTCGGCGATCAATTATGTGTTATTAATCTAAAAAATCAATTATATCCCTTTGATTCATCTTGTTATTGTTTAGCTTCGTTAATACCCTGGGATATAACCACGATGAAAAACATCATTCTTTGCCTGGCGGTGGCTGTATTGCTCTCCGGTTGCGCTGGCGTTCTTCAGAAGCAGCAACCCATATGTACCGGAACGGCCCTGATCGGCGGACAGGAAAACATCGTCCAGATTTACGGAGTGCGCAAGCAAAGTAACCAGACCCAGTACCGCGCCGGTTACCCATTTAACTGGTCATGGGTTAGCGCAAACACGTTCAGTAGTACCACCTGCCAATAGTCAGTCATATTTGAATAAACCTCGCTCCGGCGGGGTTTTTTATTGCCCGTAAGGAGCACAGATGTCTGCAGGAACTATCACCCTGACAAACGGATCCGCTATTGTTGGCGGTTCCGGGACCTCATTCGCAACAGAACTCGCCGCAGGTGACTTTATTGTCTCTACTGTGGGCGGTGTTGATTATACGCTGCCAGTAAAAACGGTTGACGGTAATACCCAGGTGACGCTGGTTAGTAACTTTACCGGGCCTACTCAGACCGGCGCGGCCTGGTCAGCTGTTCCCCGCGTTGCGCTGAACATGGTAACTGCTGCGCTGGTGGCACAAAGTGCAGAAGCGCTGCGTGGACTGAATTACGACAAACAGAACTGGCAAAGTATTTTTTCTGGAAACGGCAATGTAACAGTAACTTTGCCGGATGGGACGAAATGGACGGGACCAGCATGGAATGGCATTACCACCACTCTCTCCGGCAAGGCGGCAAAAGGTGCAAACGATGACATTACCTCGCTAAGCGGGCTGACCACAGCGCTAAGTATTTCACAGGGAGGGACTGGTGATAAGACTGCCGCTGGCGCTCGCACAAACCTCGGTCTGGGAACTTCTGCAACGAAAAACACAGGAAAAACGAGCAATGATGTCATGCAGCCCGGCATGTTTGGTCTTGGGTTAGCTAATGGTGCAATTACAACGAACTCGACTAATTTCAGTTCTCTCGTCAACGACAACTTTACAACGCAGGGAGCGGGATTGTGTGCATTCAGAAATGATGCTCAAGTTACGAGCGGTGATACGCCTTTTTATCAGTATTCCCCATCGTTGTTTTTCAGGACCAGAGATACATTTGCTGTGCTCAACTTCCATTTTAATGGTGGCCCGATAAGAGTTTTTGCAGGTGGTATCAGCGAGGCGAACTTAATTACAACGACAAATGGCAGAACATTGTGGGACACAAAAAATACTGCTGTAGACAGTAATGGCTTTATAAAGCAGGCATCCCCGGTCGTCAAAATCTTCACTGATGGTAAGTATGAAACTAACGACGAATCAGAAGGCGTCACGGTCACTCGTCTGGAAATAGGGCAATATCTTATTGAAGGCTGTAAAGCACTCAATTCAGACGCTGCATGGGGAGGTATCGACGGAGGGTTTGAGATTCCCACAGACAGGAATAAGCAACCGCTTATATGGCTGGACTACGAGGTTAACGTAGACGGCTCTGTGCTGGTAAAAACCTATCACCGCGAACATCCTTCTGCGCCAGCATTTGCCAGGAATGAGCGTGATGGATTAGCAGATGGCGAGCCGGTTGACATCCCGGCTCGCCAGTTCGTCAGCGTTCGCGTAGAAATGCCAGCTGACAGCATCTGGAATCAGAAACAAGCGGAAGAGGCTTTAAAACAGGAACAGGGCTCGTAAAAAAAACCGCCGCCATTTTTCGTAAGAATGAGCGGCGGTTGATTGCTCAGTGTTCATGCCCAAGCAAACGTAGGGAATATCACCTGAACTAGATTTACAGGCCAACCTGGCGAACGGTCGGGAACTCAGAAACCAGCCACATATCGGACTCTTCAAACATTTCCTCCAGCATGCGGTTCAGTTTTTCCCGATCGCTTTTGCTGGCATCGCTATTCAGGCCGTTTGCCTGCATCGGCTTCACCTTCACTTCGGCATCAGGGAAAATCTGGTGCACCCGCTTCTTCAACTCGGCCAGTATGATCTCTCTGGCCCCTTCGAGCCCCTCTACATTTCGCTTGTCATAAACCAACTCAACGAACATCACTCTCCATCCTTGCTGACTTGATCTGGTGAAACAAAAATACTACTGTATATGCATACAGTCAATAATCAAGTGAGGGTGCTGCTATGCCTCGCCAATATGATATTCACGCAGCTTTTTTAGCCTCTATAGAACAGAATCCAAAGGGCTACCTTTGCCTAAAAACAAACAAATTCATCAATAATTTGCGCGAGAAGAACTGGCATTTCAGCCAGGCAGACGCTAACGCATGGATTGAGAGATACCAGCCTGATTTTGCTGATAAGACGACGGATGGCAGTGATAACCGTTACTGGATCTTGCGAAATATGGGGAGGGTATTCTAATGGGCTTTCCTTCGCCGGCTACAGATTACGTTGAACAGCGTATATCGCTTGATGAGCGCATCATAACCAGGCCAGCAGCTACGTACTTTATGCGGGCCGGCGTAACGCATTACCGGGAAGGGATACTCAACGGTGCTTTACTGGTTGTCGACGCGTCACTGTCTCCATGTGACGGTTCATTGCTGGTTTGCACAGATAGCGGTGAGTTCAGGATCAAGCGTTATCGCGCGCACCCGCAGCCACATCTGGAAAACCTGGAGAACGGTAAACGGGAGACGTTGCCAGATAAGGATGAGGTATCCGATACATCGCGGCCAGTATTCGGGGTGATCACCTACATCATCAACGATGCGCGCTCTGGCGAGTTCGATGACTGCCCGGTGATGTAATGGGGCATGGATGGGACACAAAACAGCACTCGCTCTAAGGTGAACTTAGACGACTGATGTTTTCGACGACTCTAACCATCTGTTATTTGGTGCGCTCTTGGACGATCTTTGTCGATTATGAAAAATGTATGCTCATGTCATGGGCATGCAGGTTTAGGTTATCTAACCTAATGATATTTATAATTAATAACCATCCGATCCCACGGCGTGGGGCATGGATGGGGCAAACTCACTCAATTTCTGGTTAAGGATGAGTACCTGGTCCTGGTTATTTTCAGCCATCCAGGATCCGTACACCCGGTAAACCATTTGCGCGTCGGTGTGGCCCATTTGCTTCGCGATGAAGTTCGGGTTAGCGCCGGCAGCTAACGACCAGCATGCATACGTGTGTCGGGACTGGTATGCTCTGCGATAGCGAATCCCGGCGCGTCGCATTGCTGCCTCCCACGACTGGTTAATCGACCCCACTGCGTAATGATGCCCGGCACGGCCATTACGTGATGCGATCTGCGGGTTGAACACGAACGTGCACGGATGCACATCAGTACGGCCATACTCGCGCAGTTTCACCTCAACCTGATACTGCTTACCCAGGCGTGTTAATTCCGCCTGGCTCTTAAGCACGTCGATCGCCGGCTGAATGAGGTTGATGATGCGGTCCGTTCCGGCCTCCGTTTTCGGAAGGGTGAATTCCTTCGTCAACGTGTGGTTTCGGCGGATCATCATCGTTCCTGCTTTCAGGTCGATATCTTCCCAGGCCAGCGACACCAGTTCACCGTGGCGCACGCCGGTGTACACTGCCAGCGACCACATGTTTTTCAACTGCTGGGTGGCGCAAGCGTTAATTAACCTGACAAACTCATCGCGGGTGAGCGGATCAGGCTCGCAACGCGAACGTTTGAGAAGGGCGATCCCGGTGAACGGGCTTACCTTCACATAACCACTTTCAGCAGCGAACTTGAACATGCCAGCCATGGTCTTCATGTAGTTGTTGACCGTTCTGACTGTCCTTCCCTTTACAGGCGTACGATGCCCCGCCTTCAACGTCTGATAACCGGTCAGCAATTCCTTCCTGATAAACAGCAGGTCTTCCTGCGTCACCGCAGAAACCAGCCTGTCCCCGCCGATCCGTGGCACCATATTGCGCGTTATAGATGTATAACGAGACATCGCGTTGGTGCTGATCTCCATGCGCTTCAATTCCAGCCACTTATTCGCCAGCTCCAGCACTGTGATTTCCTTGCTCTCCATCCCAAACTTTCTGAGGTTCGGTGAGTCCGGGAACTGGGCCGCGTAATTAAAGTTGCCGGTCTTTATCGAAAAGCACACCGACGCACGCAGCTCGCCAGCGACCTTTCTGTTTTTGGGTGTATCTGGCACGCCGAGACTTTCACGCACCCGGCTGCCTTTATATATGAACCATATGCGGAGCGTACCGCCATGATTCTCCACGCCTGTTGGGTATGCTGACTTAGCCATTACTCCCTCCTGACGTCCAAGAGCCCGCTAAGCATAAACGGATCTTCATTGGCGCGCACCCGGCTGTTTCTTTGACATGCTCTCAACCCACTGGTCGACAGCCTTTCGGTTGTACATGCATTCGCTGTTTTTCTTCGGCACGCCGTCCGGTGAGACGTGAAGGTATTCCCTTCCTACCATCCAGCATTTTTTGCGGGCCCGCTCGATAGTGCCCGGGCGAAGGCCGGTAATCTCGACGAGCTTTTCTTCGGTTACCCAGTCGTTGGGAACGATTAAGGTCATTTCGCTCATGGGTGTCTCCAGGAAAAAAAGAACCCGGCGCGGGCCGGGCAAAAGGGATCACGAGGTGGCGCTTTCGCACCCAATAGCCAGCTCATAACTGGCTATAAGTTGCGTCATGGTTTGATGTGAAGGCGCGGCTCTCCGTCTTTCGGTTCCGGCCAGTGGCGGGTCATGTTTACCTTCAGCTTTTCTTCCAGCGCCGCGGTGATTTGCTCATCGGTGATACCGGCGCGCCGCTGTGCGTCCCATAGCAGGAACTGCATATCAGCCCATTCGCTGAGGTCGCCAGGAGCGGCGGCAGCTTCCAGCGCCTCTTTGGAAAGGTGCTTCAGCGGTCCAATGGGGCCGACATTGCCGAAGGTCTTTTCTGACCATTCAGCGTGGCGCTGCCGGATCAGGTTTCTGGTGAACTGTGACTTCTTCGATTCGTAAGTTTTCACGCTCTCTCCTCGCGCCGCACGCTGGGCGCAGCGAGTTTTATCCAATAAAAAACCCCGCCAGGGCGAGGTTCGGTTCAGTACACTTTTTTCAGTTTAGCGGGGTAGGGTTGTACTTAAATATCGCATCTACTATCGTTTTATCTGAAGGTTCTTCACCATGCACTCCAATCAAAAAACCTCCTTTTTCTGGATAAACAGTGCTAACCCGGAATGAAACCTGCTCTGCACTATAACTAACTATATTAGTGCCTGTGGGCGATGATACTGGTTTGCTGTTGAAGTAGTAGGATTCTTTCCCGGGTTCAACCTGTTTCTTTGTGCCTTCATGTCCAGCACCAAAAAGCATAATATCTTTCATCTTATGATCTCCTAAATACAAACTAACAAATATTAGGCTGACACCGTGAAGGACGTAAATACTGCTGTTTAAAAAAGGGGTGAGGGTAATTTACAGCCCCCTCTGCTTATTCTTCAGCTCAATGACGGATTGGCACTCCGCACAGGTCTTGCAGCCGGGAACGGCAGCGCGCCGCGGCTCAGGAATTGGTTCTTCGCGTTCTTCACAACGCTCAGCTGATACGGCGTTATGGTTGATCCGGTGAGCGGAAAGGGCAGCGTTACGCTGAAGCTCTTCAATCTCTGCTGCGGTATCGATGATATCGGCCATGGTCAATGCTCCCGGAACTGTCGGTTAATTCGGTTAAATGTGAACGCCAGCAATAAAAAAGGCCGCGATAGCAACCCGGGGAATTTTGTTGTCATTGTTCGGCTCCAAACCGCCCGTTAAGGCGGCCAGTTTTGACGACAAACTCCAGAAGGCTAACTCCCAGAGCTTCAATTTTCTTGTGATGCTTGTTGATGATGGGAGGAACCGTTTCGTTCCAGTTAGGCTTTGGCTTCTTGCGCATTGCCTGCTGGATTTCATCGGTGCACCGGCGGCAGGCGGCGCGGACGGCGTTTTCATTTGCTGGCGTCATGCGGCCTCCCGGCGGGCGAGAAGTTTCGCCCCGAAAGCCATCAGCTCGTCCCGGTCCACAGTTGCGAAGTGGCAGTGTGTACGCGGATACGGTCGCCAGATGATGAGCATCGACCCTTTGTTGTTGCCGCTTACAGGCTTACCGGTGACCGGGTTAATAAATGCCAGTCGCCCGGCGGTGATGAGACGAACCTCGCTGGCGGTCTGGATAGCCTCCTTAAACCAGCCAACTGAAGTGTCTGCCGGTACCAGCATGACCGTGCCGATCTGATTGGCGCTCTCTGAGGCAGCCTTTTTAACGAACGGCGTGATGTCGCTGTATGGCGGGTTCAGCCAGACTTAGCCCGGAATGCTCAGGTAATCAGCCCAGGGCGTTTCCAGCGTGTTCTGCTCGGCGGTGATGAACTTCCGGCACAGCGCGTTATGCGGCGCTGCTGCGGCATCAAGCTGGAAGCAGAACTCAGCATCTAGGGAAGCAAAGAGGGCTGGTGGAGTGCGCCATAGGTCGCGCTGATCCGCTGGCGTGTTACTGCCGGTGTAATCGGTCATGATGCACCGCCGGGTTTTGGTTTCCATGTGAATTCCGGCGCGATAATCACATCCATGCATGTGCCGCGTTCATTATGCTGCTCGAGCATTTCTAGAATGTCTGAGTCGGTCTGGGTATCTCCGTAGCTCCCTACAATGCAGAGTAATTCGACAGGATCACCGAGATTTTGCAGGGCAATCGTCAACTGCTTTGCTAATGCCATTTTCATCGCTTCGTCTGTCATGCCGCCTCCTGCCTTTCCCGATATTCCTCAGCGAGTCGCTGCGCCTTTAATGGATTGTTGACCACTTCACCCCATGGCATTAGCCAGCCGTTACCAATGAAGGGAAGGCACAGTGTGCCAACCCTGATATCGTCGTGAGCGTGAGTCATAGGATGGACTCCATTTCGTCGATGTAGAGGCCCTGAGCTATCAGGCGGCGACGGCGGGCGGCACGTTCAATGCACTCCTGCCGCCTGCCTTCCTGCGATTGTTCAATGGCGCGCCGGGTGAACAGCCGCGATTTGCCCTGCGGCGTTACAACCTTCGGCTTCGTGACGAGGTCAAAAGTGCGGTCGCAGATGCCGTCCTCGTTGAGCCATTTTTTCGACTCAACGATCTGCGCTATCTGTCCGGTGCCGCGGGTAATACCGTTGGCGACCCGGTTAAACTCGATGAGCGTTACGCCAAACTTCTCAGCGATTTCGCTACCGGTGACCGGGCGGCCGCGCGTCTGAATCATCCAGATAACGCGCTCACGGAGGCCGGAGAATTGCCCGGTTCGCCCGGGCCTGCGGTAAAATGGTGTGCGTTTCATTTCCACTGCTCCCCGAACGTGAAGCCGATCTCCGCCAGCGCCTCGTCCATCTTCTCGATGAACTCCGGCACCATTTCGTTGAAATCGGACATGTACTGCGGATCCCGCTCAACGACGACGTGGTGAATGCCTTCGCGTTTCATGCGCGGGTCGTAGTTGGCAAAGAACCAGCCCTCTTTTCCGGTCACCCACATGCTGTACTGCACCTGGGCCATGTACGCAGACTTGATGGCTTCGAAACCGCCAAGGCGGAATTTCATGAAGTCGCGAGATGTGAACGGGCATTTCAATTCGAGGCCGAAATCGTTACTGCAAAGGCCGTCAGGGGAGCACGCAGTGCGCATGCTCTCGTCACGGAACAGGATCGGAGACTCCGTGACTTTCACGTCGGTGGTGAACTCGAAGAGGGTGCGGGCGTCTTCTTCATACTGCTTGCCCCAGGCCAGCGCCTTGGCGTTAACCTCTGGCGCTACGCCGGTGCATACCTCGGCGAGCAAGGTGTGGAAGTAGGACATTTTCATGTCAGTCCACTTCTTCCCCGATCTTGGCTTGGATATGACGTTGTGTACTTCTGAGGCAGTAATGACGCCGAGGCGCAGCCGGTGCCATGCCTCATCGCCCTGTTGGATAGAGGTAACGTCAATACCTGTCCGGGCCAGGATAATTTCTGGTGTCATGCTGCCGCCTTTGCCCTTTTCTGAAGGAAACCAAACCCTTTCTGCGCCTCTTCTTCAGTCAGTTCTGACGCCTCAAGAATTTGCCGTTTGAATATGTCGCTGCACAGTGGGAGGAAGTCTTTCTCCCAGTCTTTATCCAGGGTCATTAAGAGATCGGTTATCGCCTTAAGCGTTTCTTCGCTTGCTGCTGGTGGAAGCGCTTCTGTGGTGTTGCGCGGCGTCACGTCACGGATATCAACATCCAGTGTTTTGCCTTCCATTTCTTCTGCGGTAGGCTGCTGTCCAATTTCAGGCCATGCCTTACGCAACGCCTGAGCTTCTGCGCATTTCGCCAGCTGTCCGTATGGGCGCTTTTTCCACATCGCGTTCGGCGCCGTTGTGTCGCGGCCGCCGGTGGCATAGTTTTCAATCCAGTATTCTTTGGCGCTGAACTCGACGATCTCGCCGCTTGGCATGCGCTTGAAAACGGTGTATTTGCACCACTGAGGGAAGGTCACCTCGACACCAGTAAGCGTCTGAGTTACGTCTGGACCGAACTCCGGCTCCCGAGCCCCGGCATAATCGCCGGAGCGGTCTGCCTGAATGCGGTAAAGCCCGATGCCCGGCATGACCACGTCGCGCCAATCACCTTTGCCTGTTTTCGAGTCTTTGACGTACATCGGAACGAGGTGGACAGGTTTGAGCAACGGGTCCAGCTGGCGGGCGCGGCAGTAATCAAGCGCCATCATTACCGATTCGTCTTTGGCGCCAGGGTAGATGCTATTCTTCAGCGCGCTCCAGGTGGAGACGTCGACGCCTATCTCCTGAAGCGACGTCGCTGTGATTGTTAATTCGTTTGCCATCGTTAATCCCCTCAAAAATTAGAACGGGCAGCCGGTACGGTGTTCCCAGTCGTATTCCGCCTGGGCGTAAGCAACTGCCGAAATGAAATCGTTGTAGGCCACGCCAGCTTTATCGCTGCGAAGTCCTTCGTATGGGCTGGTGTCGATCGGGACCGTGAAGTGGAAGAGGCCGGACGGCTCTTTTGGCATCATGTCGATAATTTGCTGCGCCCGGTCGTCGATCCACTTCTCTTTCTCGTCGTCGAGCTGCTGCTCTACCCAGCGCCGATCTTCGATGCGGTCGTAAGTGAGGTATGCGTTCATGGTTGCCTCAGTAATGAATTTTCGCGCAGGGGATCAGGTCATCTTTCAGAGCGGTAAGCACTTCGATAGCCTG